ATACAAATTACTTGAAAACAAATGTAAAACGACCATCCCAGAATGGGAATAGATTAAATCAGGCGGCGGTTGTACAATTGTGATAGCTATCTTGTGAGGCCACTATGGATTATCCTGCCGTTTTCGTGTCTACTTTGTTCCACAGCGGGACAAACGCACACTTTATGCACTTGCAGACCGACAGTTACGCCAAGCACGTTGCGCTGAACGAATACTACGACACTATCATTGAGCTAGTCGATAAATGGGCAGAGGCGTATCAAGGCGCTTACTCAATCATCAAGAGCTACCCCAAAGACTTTCACCTAGCCACCGATCCCGTCAAATACATTACAGGCGTAAAAGCGTTTGTTAAAGACATTCGTGACGAACTGCCCAAAGATTCAGAACTACAAAACATTGTGGACGAGATTGCTGACTTGATCGATTCAACCCTCTATAAGCTAAAGGCGTTCAAATGAATAAGCCTGGACTCTACGCCAATATTCTTGCTAAACAAGAGCGTATCAAAGCAGGCAGCGGTGAGAAGATGAGAAAGCCAGGTGATCCAGACGCACCCACGGCTAAAGACTTTAAAGAATCAGCCAAAACAGCCAAGGACAATAAGAAATGACAGCGGCTTGGCAACGCAAAGAGGGACAAAACCCTGCTGGCGGTCTAAATGCCAAAGGGAGAGCGAGTGCCAAAGCAGAAGGCATGAACCTCAAGCCACCAGTCAAGTCAGGTGATAACCCAAGACGAGCTAGTTTCTTAGCACGGATGGGCAATATGCCAGGGCCGATGGAAAAAGATGGGAAACCGACCAGACTAGCATTAGCCTTGAAAGCATGGGGCGCATCAAGCAAAGAAGATGCAAGGTCAAAAGCTAAGAATATCAGCAAACGCAATAAGTAAGCTAAACTTAAAGTATCTAAATCTAAGACAATTGAGAAAGATATGCAGCAAGCTAAAGTAGCTAAAACTAGAACAAGGGTAGGTGGTCGAGCCGTAGGTACGCCTAACAAGTCCACAGCGAAGGCTAGAGAGGCGATTGCAGCGTTCGTTGATGGTAATGCCCACCTGTTGCAATCGTGGCTTGAGCAAATCGCCATAGATGAAAAGTATGGGCCAAAAGTAGCGTTCGATTGTTTTATGTCCGTTGCTGAATACCACGTTCCTAAGTTAGCTAGACAAGAACACGTTGGGGCTGACAATGGCCCGATTGAAATGGTTGTGAAATGGCAAGACGGGAAGTAACCCTGCCCTACTCACCACGGGGTGCGTTCAAACCATTCCACAACAGAACCGAACGTTGGGCTTGCCTAGTTGCACACCGACGAGCCGGTAAGACAGTTGCAGCCATTAATGACATTGTTCGGGCTGCACTCATGTGCAAAAGCACAAATCCCCTATTTGCGTACATTGCACCATTCCGCAGCCAGGCTAAGTCCGTAGCTTGGGATTATCTTAAACACTTTGCTCGACCAGTTCTTGCGTCAAGCAATGAGGCAGAATTAACCATTGAGTTAATAACTGGCGGCAAAATACGCTTGTTTGGGGCTGACAACGCAGATGCCATGCGTGGATTAGGCTTTGATGGCGTGTTTATGGACGAATATGGTGACTTTCGACCTAGCGTTTGGGGTAACGTCATTCGACCAACATTGTCAGACAAACAGGGTTGGGCTGTGTTTGCTGGCACACCTAAGGGCAAAAACCAGTTTTGGCAGATATTTGAAACAGCCAAGAAAACGCCTAACGAGTGGTTTCACCTTGTTCTCAAGGCTAGTGAGTCTGGACTGTTGCCTGACACAGAGCTACGGGCAGCTGCCGCACAGATCAGCGATGACCAGTTCCTACAAGAATACGAGTGTAGCTTTGAGGCGGCAATCCTTGGCGCTTTCTATGGCGAGGACTTACGCAAGATCACAGATGCAGGGCAAGTTAGGCGTGTTGATTACGATCCGCACCTACCAACGTACACGGCTTGGGACTTAGGCTATCGTGATGACACGGCTATTTGGTGGTATCAGGTTGTTCGTAACGAAATCCACATCATTGATTATTTTGCAATAAGTGGTGCAAACATTGCAGAAATAGCTAAAATAGTCGTAGAAAAGCCGTATAAATACGCAAAACATTACCTACCGCACGATGCAAGGGCTAAAACACTAGCAGCTGCGGGTAAGTCAGTGATTGAGCAATTGAGTGAGTATCTAGGCATTAACAATATGGCGATTGTGCCTGACTTGTCGGTGCAAGATGGGATTCAAGCGGTGCGTCAGATGTTGCCGCAATGTTGGTTTGACAGCGAACGAACGCACGATGGGCTAGAGGCATTAAGGCAATATCAGCGGGAATACGACGAGGACAAGAAGGCATTTAGGCAGACACCACGGCACGATTGGACAAGCCACCCAGCTGACGCATTTAGGATGCTTGCGATTGCTTGGAGGTTAGAGCCGAAGGTTAAGCAACCAGATATGGTCAAGCCGTTGATTGTCGGGCCTGAGAACACAGTAACTTTGAATGATATGTGGGCAACCCACACAACAAACCGGAGTAGAAGATTATGAGCGGCGTACCACAACCTTATGAATATCAATACGAACACGTTGCAGCAAGTCAGACCGCACAAGTTTTAGGCGGCACAGGCGCAGTTGGTGACTATTTACATCGTTTAATTTGTACTGTTGCCACAGCGGCAACAGGTGGCGTTACCATCGTTGATGGCTCATTCTCGCACGTTCTTTTGCCAGCAGTAGCGGGAACAGGCGTTAACGTCTACAACATTGAAGTAAACGCTATTTCTCGTAGCGGGCCGTGGAAGGTCACAACTGGCGCAGGCGTAGAAGTAATAGCTGTTGGCATTTTCAGCGCATGATCGTAGCGAGCGTATTGCGGTCAGGCGGTGATTTTAAGCCTGAACACGTTTATGCGCTTGAAAAGATGTGCGCCAAGTATCTGCCACCGCATGAGTTTGTGTGTCTGTCGGACGTTGAGTTGGAGTGCAAAACCATCCCTTTGATGCATGACTGGGTTGGTTGGTGGGCAAAGATGGAGTTGTTTCGGCTACCAAGTGCGCTGTACTTTGATCTCGACACGGTGTTGACTGATGACTGTACGGCAATGATTGAGGCGGCAAAGCAGCACGATTTTGTGATTATGCGTGACGTTTACAGGGGTCAGTACAACCCGAAAGCTATGCAAAGTAGCATGATGTATTGGTCGAAACCTGTTGATTTGTACGATAAATTTGCAGCATTACAGATGTATACGGCGGGTGGTGACCAGGCTTACATTGAACACTTTATGCGGGACAAAGTGGCGTATTGGCAGGATATTGCAGATGGGATTGTGAGTTTTAAGGCTGATGTGCTGCCCAAAGGGTTAGACGATGCCAAGGTGGTGATATTCCACGGCAAACCTAGACCGTGGGAACAAACGAGGATACCGTATGAAATTGGTTGAAGGCTGGCAAGTTCCCGATATTGACGAGTGCTGCATTAACGCACTCTTGGTCGAGTTGCCAGACTTAAATGTGAGCTATACCCACATGAATCAGTTTCGCACAGTCATTCAGGCAGGCGGCAATATCGGTGTTTATCCTGCAACAATGGCAGGACAATTTGAGCGTGTCATTACAGTTGAGCCTGATTTAACCAATTATCAAGCATTGCTGCTAAACGTTGCAGGCCACGCCAACATTGAACACCATTGGGCTGCATTTGGTGACAAAATTGGCACAGCGTCAGTCGATCACCCATACCCTGAAAACATTGGGGCGCATCAGTTGAAGGCCGGCAATGACGTTCGGGTGTTAACCATTGACTCCTTTTGCGTAGATAACTGCGATTTTATTCAGTTAGACATTGAAGGCTACGAGCATTTAGCTTTGCTTGGGGCTGAGAAAACCATTAAAAAGACGTATCCGGTTATCACTCTCGAGCTTAAAGGCTTGGGCAGTCGTTATGGATACACCGACGAGGACACAATCAACTTACTCCAAGATTGGGGCTACGAGATTGTCGGGCGGGTTAACCGTGACGTAATTTTTGCGAGATACTAAGATGGAAGCATTGACTGGCGTTCAAAAGTGGCTAAATACGATTAGCCAATATGACAATGAATTCAAAAAGTGGGAAGGTCGCACCACTAAGATTGTTAAGCGTTACCGTGATGACAACCGCAATCAGAACACCAACGAAACCGCTAAATTTAACATTCTGTGGTCTAACGTACAGACGTTGATCCCTGCCGTATATGCCAGGTTGCCAAAGGCTGATGTATCTCGACGTTTTGGTGATAATGACCCAGTTGCCCGTGTTGCTAGTCAATTGATAGAACGTGCCTTGGACTTTGAAATTGAGCATTACACCGATTTCAGATCGACTATGAAACACGCAGTTGAGGACAGGTTCTTGGGTGGTCGAGGCGTGGCATGGGTGCGTTACGAGCCGCACGTTCGGGCGCAAGACATTCCCGAAGATGGGCTGCAAGTGACTGAAGATGTTGACGAGGTTGATAGCGAAGGTCAACAAGTCAAGACAGCGATGCCTGGCGTTGATGGCGCAATGGGTCAAGAAGTCGAGCCACAAGAGGAAATTGAGTACGAGTGTGCGCCTACCGACTATGTGCATTGGAAAGACTTTGGTCATTCAGTTGCACGAACATGGGAAGAGGTCACAAGCGTTTGGCGCTGGGTTTACATGACCAAAGAAAGCCTTGCTGAACGATTTGGCGAAGAAATGGCTAAAAAAATACCTTTGGATGCAGGGCCTGAAACAAACAAACAGTATTCAACCCAATCCAAAGATTTCACAAGAGCCAAGATTTGCGAGATTTGGGACAAAGAAAGCGGAAAAGTTTATTGGATCAGCAAGAGTTGTCCACAGGTATTGGACGAGCGTGACGATCCGCTAGGATTAGAGAATTTCTTTCCGTGTGCCAAACCTTTGTACGCCACGATGACGAGCGACACGCTTGTGCCTGTGCCTGATTTTGTGCTTTATCAAGACCAAGCGACAGAGTTAGACATTCTGACTGATCGTATCGACGGGTTAGTTAAGGCGTTGCGTGTGCGTGGGGTCTATGACGCATCACAACCCACCTTGCAGCGTCTTTTGACTGAGGGCGATAACAACACACTTATTCCTGTTGATAAGTGGATGGCGTTTTCTGAGAAAGGCGGCTTAAAAGGGTCTATTGACTTGCTGCCGTTGGATACGCTCTCAAATGCTCTATTGCAATGCTATCGGGCAAGAGATGAAATCAAAAACCAAATCTATGAAATTACAGGTATTAGTGACATTGTTCGGGGACAGACAGCAGCTAGTGAAACCGCTACGGCACAACAGATTAAGGGTCAGTATGCAGGACTGCGCTTGCGCTCGATGCAAGAAGATGTTGCCTTGTTTGCGAGTGAGCTATTCCAGTTAAAAGCACAGGTGATTTGCACTAAGTTTCAGCCAAGCACGATCCTCCAGTACGCAGCGGCTCAAGCCATGCAGCCGGCAGATCAAGCGTTGATTCCACAGGCTTTACAGTTAATTCAAGACAAGCCGCTACGCTCGTTCCGCATCCAAGTCGATTCAGATAGCCTGGTGCAAATTGACGAACAACAAAACAAACGTGATCGTGTCGAGTTCTTGCAAGCGATGGGCGGGTTTTTGACGCAAGCATTACCAATGGGTCAACAAGCGCCAGAGTTAGTGCCTATGCTCATTGAATTGGTTAAATTTGGCGTTGGCGCATATAAGAAAGCCGCACCAATTGAGGGTACGATTGACCAAGCGATGCAAGAATTGCAAATGAAACAGCAGCAAATGGCGGCAAATCCCACCCCACCACCACCTGATCCTGAGATGATGAAACTGCAAGCGCAAGCCCAAACGGAACAAATGCGGATGCAAGCCACGGCGCAAGCAGATCAAATGCGAGTGCAGGCAGATGGTCAGATTGCTCAAGCTAAAGCACAGGCTGAAATGCAGATTGCTCAAATGAAGATGCAAGCTGACGCAGCACTTGAGGCACAAAAACAACAACATTTGGCGCAAATGAAGCAGGCCGAACTGGATCACGCTGAACGCCTAGAGCGTTGGAAGGTTGAGCTTGAGCAGGCCACCAAGATCACTGTGGCAAGGATTGGCGCTAACCCTGGCATGGACATTCCATTGCTTGAGGCACAAGAGGCTGCAAGTCAGAAAGTCACAAGAGAGCTAGGTGACAACTTGGCTATGGCAATGGGCAAAATGCACGAATTGCATAGCAACATGGCAGATATGGTCGGTCAGGCAATGAATCGTATTGATGGCGCTGTTGGCGTAATGGCAGCACCTAAACGCATCATTCGTGGCAAAGACGGTAAAGCAATTGGCGTAGAGGTGGTTCAATAATGGCACTCGTTCTCGCAGATAGAGTACAGGAAACAAGCACCACTACAGGCACAGGCACGTTAACGCTTGATGGGGCAAGTTCTGGCTACCAAACTTTTAGCGCAGGCATTGGCAATGGTAATACTTGTTATTACACAATCCAAAGCGATACAGGTGCATGGGAAGTCGGGGTTGGTACTGTGGGGGCGGGAACGCTTGCTCGCACTACCTTAATTTCATCGTCTACTGGCAGCGCAATATCATTTAGCGGCACGTTGACCGTGTTTGTTACTTACCCTGCTGAAAAAGCGGTATATGGCGAAAGCACAACTCTTATTGCGCCTAGCGGGGCTTTATTGCCTGTTGCAAGCGGCGGTACAGGGGTTGGCACGTTAACTGGTTATGTCAAGGCAAGCGGTACGGCAGCAATGACCGCATCTGCAACCGTACCAAGCACAGACGTTACTGGTCTTGGCTCAATGTCAACACAAAATGCCAACGCTGTAGCGGTAACTGGTGGTGCGGTAGACGGTACAACAGTCGGGTCAACCACGGCATCAGCGGGATCATTCACCACGCTAAACAGCAGCGGTGCAACACGGCTTGGTGGCTTGTCGGGCAACCAATCGCTGCAAGTTAATAACGTAGCGAGTGCGGTTAACTATGCTCAAGTGATTGGCGCAACTACGGGTGGGTATCCTGCAATTCAAGGTCAAGGTACAGACGCAAACGTAGGTTTGTTATTTGATGCAAAAGGCGGCGGGATTTCATATTTTAGGGCGCAAAGTAGTACGGTTCAATTTGCTGTTGGCGCTGCCGCATCTTCTGTAAATTACATTCTTGCTTTTGGCGGGGCAACGGGCGCATATCCAACACTTTCTGCAACAGGTTCAGATGCAAATATTGGTTTTGTATTTAACGCCAAAGGCACTGCTGCCGTAGGATTTCAGACCAGTAGCATACTACAAGCTCAAATAAGCTACACAGCATCCGCAGTCAACTACCTAAACCTCACAGGCGCAGCTACAGGCGCAGCCCCGACTATTTCGGCGCAGGGTAGTGATGCAAACATTAACTTAGCCTTTACGCCAAAAGGCACAGGTGTTGTCACAACAACATCAATCACACTTTCCAACACGTTAACAACTGCTGCCTACACCGAAACCATTACTGCAAGCGGCACGGTCGGTGCATCTGCTACTTTGGCAATTACAGCTGGTACGGTATTGACCGCTACATTAACGTCAGCCACGGCTTGCACGTTTACGATGCCAACAGCTACGGCAGGTAAATCATTTACTTTGCTACTTAAACAGCCAGCTGCGGGAACGCCAACGACTGCAACATTTACAGGGGTAAAGTGGAATTCAGGCGGCGCACCGACCATTACCGCAACGCTTGGACGATTAGACATTTTTGCGTTTGTTGCTGACGGTACTAATTGGTACGGCACAGCGTCACAAGGGTACACATACTAATGTTTGCCGCACACGCCATATTTCAAACGGCAGTTATTGCGCCGCTTGTTGTTGATTATCTTGTTGTTGCTGGCGGTGGTGGCGGCGATTCAGGAGGTGGAGGCGCAGGCGGTCTTTTATCTGGATCAGCAACACTTGTAAAAGGCACAAATTATTCAATAACCGTTGGTGGAGGGGGTGCGGGTGGCGTAAGCGGTGCTGCAAGCAATGGTTCTAATTCTGTATTTACTGGGTTTTCAACTTCTACCGGAGGTGGTCGAGGCGGCGTTCAATCTACTGGAGGAACAGTAGGCAGCGGTGGGTCTGGTGGCGGTGGCGGTAGAAATGCAGGAGAACGGGGTACTGGAACGTCAGGGCAAGGAAACAATGGAGGATTTGGGTCAACCTCAAGTCCGTTTACCGCAGGTGGTGGTGGTGGTGCGGGTGCTGTTGGTGGAACAGGTAGCGGTTCTGTAATTGGTAGTGGAGGTGTTGGTATTTCATCTTCTATTACTGGGTCGGCAACTTTTTATGCAGGCGGCGGTGGTGGCTCAAAAGAATCTGGCAGTAGCGGTGGGGCAGGTGGTGACGGTGGTGGCGGTGCAGGATCATCTGGTA